TCAAGATGAGCAAGCTCGGATTTGAAGATATAACCTAATGATTCTACCCTCTTCCTCCAATTCGTGTATCTGGCTTCTCCTTCACTGTCGAGTAAATCTCGAACCCAGATGTTTTTATTTATTAAAAGATTACTCAAAATTAGACCTTGTGGGTCCTCTTTTTTCGATAATTTTGCGAACGAATATGCATCGTTTCGCGACATAAAGGTATCAAGATTTGCTCGTACCTTTCCATTATATTTAAAGTAATCGTAATTGTCCGTTGTAAAATGTTTCTTTAATGCCAGAAATTTTACGTATGTATTAAACGAATCATCACTTACTAAAGTCTGTGATATCTTGTTCATCTTCTCTTTTCACCATTCTCAAATCAACTGCTTCCGTTCGGATCTTTTCTTTCAAGACCGAGCTTTTCTTTACGATCTGCGCAATCGTTTCAATTTCAATACCATTCTTATCAGCGAAGTGGCAAAGAGCATCGATGTACGGCACTCCTTTTGAAATATGTCTAGATATTTCATGGTGTATTTTGTCGGGCGTTAGAGCTACAACGGACATATCAGTGTTTTCCTTGATTTCTTTTTTTGTCATGTATACCTTATATTATATACTAGTTAACTGATATTGTCAATAGTTAATTTTGTTTTTGTGTAAATAAATCCGCTCAGCTCAAGTACTATTTGAACTGAACAGATCTATTATAACAAGTTTTTAGTCAGATGTCAATCTATTTATTAATTAATATGCAGACGACATTACAATGATAAAGAACGGTAGGGCGATTGGGAATGTTACTAAAGATAGCGCTTGTATTACGTTACAGAACTTACAAACTTTTTCATTATTTTTCAATTCGACAACAAATTGCGAAGTGGTCATTTCTCTCCTTCTTGGAATTATACGTATAGTTAAATTATGTTACCACCGGTAACAGCAATTATATATACAAAGTTAAAGAGAAAATCATTATAAATTTAGTTGATATTTAGTTATAGATTATATTACATTTCGTTATAGGTTAAACTTCTTCAAAAAGAACGTTTTCTACATATTGATTCTTTCTTTCTGCAGAGATACCCATTGCGAGTATTGAACCATGAAGCATTTTGTTGAGCTTTTGGTTATGACAGTATTTGTTCTGTTGTACTAATGTATTACGCCAACCTTTCTTGTGAACAGGATTGTCCATTTCCATTGTATAAAATTGAGCAAGTTTCCAAGCCATGTTACAAAGCTGTTCTGTTTCTTCTCCTTCACGAATACTACCTGCTCCAACAATATCCTTTGAGAATATTTCTTGAGCCCAGTCTGGCATTTCCCTTGCTCTTGTCCATGATAGATCTTTTGTCTCTAAACGAAACTTATCTGAGAATACAGTATTGTCATCATTGAGTGGAGAGTAGTCGCAAAAGCAACCTGAGATCTTTTTAGGATTTGCCACAATATCTAAACCAAAGATTGGAAGATTTGCGTTAAAGTTAGGAAACAAGTTAATATGCATTAACCATAATTTGTTTTTACCAACAGGTTCGATAATCTTTAAGTGACCTTTACGAATACTATCTGATTCCCAAAACCAATCTGTCCATCCTTCAAGATCTGCTGTATGGTTTGGATTATCAACTCTCGTCATCTTTGTATCAAATAAAGATACAAGATCACCGGCTAATTCTCTAAGCTTGTCAAATAGTTCTGACTCAACTATCATCTTCGTCCCAGCTTCCCATTGATCTTGCTCTTGCATAATCTTCAGGTTCGTAATTCTCAGCGTTATTACGATAGTTTTCCATAAGTTCGTGGAATAATCTTTCTGCGTATTCAAAACATATCATTGCTTCGTCAGCCATTCCATCGTGTAATAATGTTCTTACACTTTTAATAAGTTCTGCTCTATTCTCGAATTCATACATAAGACCCGACCCAGGTACGTTTCTTTTGATGATTTGTCCACCATGAGCATCTCCAAAATGACGCACGTATAGATGAGCAAGAAGACCTTCATTATTTCCTTCCTCCAATAAAGTTAAGATGTGTTTGTTGTATTCTAGTGTTGACTCGAAGTTATCTTCTATTTCATCAAGATCAAATGCATTCTCGATTTCCTGAAGATCTTCTTCGATTTGTGTTGACCTGAATATTGGTTCAAGTTCCATAGGGACTTCGACAGCAGATTCCAAAACCATGTAGTTCTGTAATTGTGCATGTAAATATTCTTGGTAAAGTTTTGGGCTGATGTTTCCTGATAACAACATATCGGCAAATTCTGTTCTCTCTGCGTTATCGTGATGTTGTCTTGTGAGCTCTTTTAGATTGTTTGACATTGTATACCTCAATAGTGAAATTCATATTGTATCTGAAACTATTTATAAATAATAACTGAACACAATTGTATATATCTCAGTAGGAGCAATTCATGAATAAGAAGGTACAATTTTGTGATGTAAAAGGTGATGCGATTAAATTCGCAGAAATGGCAAAGGTTGCCTACGAAGACGGAAAGGAAGCAAAGCCCTTCTTCAAAAAATTAGGTTACACAGGTCATAAGTTTATTGACCGTGACGGTGCACAAGCTCATTGTGTATGGAACAAAGAAGAATTTGTTTTATGTTGCCGTGGTACTGAACCAACCGAACTCAACGATCTTAAAGCGGATCTCAACATTTGGCCTGACAGAGCGCAGGTCGGTGGCTGGGTACATAATGGATTCCAAAACGAAATAGATGATATTTGGTCTGACATTGTTGCTGTATTGAAAAAGCACGACAAGAAAAAGATTAGGATCTGTGGACATTCATTAGGTGGAGCAATGGCAACAATCGCTGCTTCAAGATTACTCGAATATAAGCCTGTTCTATATACTTTTGGATCACCAAGAGTTGGTAATGCTGCGTTTGTTAAAGAATGTGCTGACCTAGAACATTATCGCTTTGTAAATAACAATGACCTCGTAACAGTTATACCACCTTGGTTTATGGGTTACCGTCATCACGGTCAAGTTATGTATTTTAATTACAATGGCATTATTAAGAACCTTGCGTGGTGGAGAAAGTTAAAAGATAAACTACGAGGTATTGCTACTTCGTGGATCAATTTGAAACCTTTTGACGGCCTTTCAGATCACTCAATGGATAACTATACAAAATATACTAAGGATAACTAATGGACATTTTAGAGAGACTGATGGACGATACTCTATGGATCTATACAGCAATCCTTGGCTCAATCGGTGGTGCTGCTTTTCTATTTTGGTTTAAAGATACAAGAATGGCTCAATGGGGTGTAGCAAAATTTGATCGTTTGTTAGAAACATTGGCAATCCGTTGGGGTTGGACATGGCTACAAACTGACCCAGATTTATGGAGAAAGAAATACCCTAAGGTTGTTGCTAAGATTGATGAATTAGAAGCAAGAATCGCGTATATGGAAGAGATTGCCCATGCTCCTGTTGAACCAGGTGGAGCAACTGAACTTAAAAATCTAATTGATGATATCAATATACGTCTTGATAAAATCGAAAAGAAAAGAAAGTGAAACTAACTGATGCAGCAATATCTCAGGCGTCTTCGAAGGCAACGACAGAAGGCAAGAAATTTATACGAGTTGGTATTGTGCCTGGTGGCTGTACTGGGTTTGAGTATATTTTTGAGTGGGCTGACGAAATTAATAACAACGATTATATAGAATCATATAACAATTTTAAACTTGTAATTGATTCTTATAGCAGACCTTATTTAGCACAAGCTACTTTAGATTTTGTTAAAGAAGGTCTTAACGAGCAGTTTAAGATAATGAATCCTGCAGAAAAAGCTTCTTGCGGTTGTGGAATTTCTGTTCAATTTTAAAGGAGAAAGATATGGATTGGTTAAAAGATAGACTAAAAGAAAGAACTTCACTTGATGGCGCTGTTGCTATCGGTGGTGGAATTGTAATGATTCTAATACCAACAAGCTTAATTGGTTGGGGTCTTATTGCATACGGTGCATGGACTATTTGGAAGAAGGAAGACTAATGAGCGAAGAAATCAAAAACCACATACATCCTGCTGATACCAATGGAGACGGAAAAGTTTCCAAAGAAGAGCATGATATGTACTTGGAGTTTAAAAGAAAAGAACTTGATGACCAAGACGCCATGCGAGATGCACAGCGTAAGATGACATGGTTTGCGTTAGGTGGATTATTGTTATATCCATTCGCAGTAGTACTTGCATCTTTGGTCGGACTTGATGAAGCTCAAAAGACTTTAGGCAGTATGGCACCAACATACTTTGTTGCTGTTGCTGGTATTGTTGCTGCGTTCTTTGGAGCTCAGGCTTATTCTAAGAAGTAAGTTTTGAGATTGTCTCGATATGAGTTGTGTCGTGATAATCTTTACCATCTTGAGTAAATGTACGGACGGCGGTTTCTTTAACTAGCATACCATTTTGTATTTTATAATTAATGGTTTCTTTTCTAAAGACTCCGTCCATTTTATCAGCAACTCTTTTATAAGGACCATCAGAATTACCGTTATATGGTTCTGCGGCTTTATCAAGTAGAGCTTTCTTTGAGTGGGTAATTGTTTGTACTGTATTACCTTTGTAATTAATGTCGTGATGTCCCATAATATATCCTTATAGTTTAATAACTCGTTTGCCTGGGTAATTGACTAAGTTATCAACATCTGGAATATAACCATCAGGCCATACTATATCCCAATCACTTGCGTTGAAAACTTGTTCTTCTGATTCAGGTACGGTAAATACTCTAATCTCAGGTATTCTTTCTGAATGCATTTTACCTGCCGCTTCAAGTTCATCGTACTTGTTTGTTAAAATAGTTAACCAATTTAACCAACCAACGTCCTCGCCATTTCTATCTTTTTCTAATTCAACAACTCCACCTATCCTTGTATCATATACATAGGTTGGGTATCTGTCAAATAAATGTTTCATAACTAATGTATTTTGATTATGTAAATGTTTATATTCAAAATATAGTACAGTGTCTTCTCCAACTACGAACGCAGGATCAAAACGCAGTCCTGTATTTACTGCAGCCTTTGAAAAGAATACTAAACGACAATGTACTTCCCAATTATTAATATAATCATAACAATGGTTTGCCCAACGTTGATGTACATCTGATAATCTCGCTGAGAAATCATCTACGTCTGTTGGTAATACCTCTACCTGTTCACCGGCTCTTGCGGTTCTCCACCAGTCATGTGGGAATTTAAACGGACGAATCACTGTTCCTGTAATACGCCTAGGATCCATATTTTCACCAACAACTGGCATTGGGCCTGCACCACAATTCTTAGGATCATATCCATACGAGTTGTGTATACCTATTTGATATTCTAAAGAAAGAACGTCAGGAGGAGTTGTCATTGCGGCTAATTGTTTATATGTCCAAACTCCATGCCCTGTTAAATAATCATCTCCGTCAACAAGAACCATATAGTCAGCAGTAGATGCGGCAAAATGGTCGAATACAGAATTCTTTCCTGTCGCGGCAGTACCATCGCTTACGGTTACTACGTGTTCAACACTCTCAGTTGTACACCAAGATACAGCCGCAGTTTCAAAATCAGAATCTTGTGTATTAATAACAACAATAAGATCTTCTTTTGGAATTGTTTCTATATGACGCTTGACTGTTTCTGTATTACGACAACACAAGGCATAAAATTTGAGTGTTCCTGCCATATTAGTCAATAGGCTCCGTTGGCCATACTACATTATTTGGAAATCCATCCTGATCTGTAATATCACGCAATTGTTGTCTATAGGTTGCCATTGCTGCGCTTAGTGTTCTATCAGCCAATGCAAACGAATCTGTATGATGTAATAAATCATCTCTCTGAAAACGAACGTTTGAAGAAATAACCTCATCACCTAAAGGAACTATATTATAAGTATAAGCAATATCATCGCCTGTGACTGTTTTAACAACATTAACCTCATGAGTCATTGGATCATAATCAGGATGTGGTGCAAGTGTTACATTCCCAATTGTTCCTGTGTCCGATACCAATGTTACTGGTGTGTGGTTGTCTAATCTATCCCAATAATCAATTGCTTCTGTAACTCTCTCCTGGCATTCAACGTGTAATTCGTCCTCGTTAAAATCTCCATCACCAAAAGTAATTTGAATAAAGTAATCAGCGTATCCATCTTTACTATATCGTATTGATGCCCAAGCTTCTGCTGTATTTAATTGTAAAATTTTATATGTTACCATTTTTATTTCCTATCTAAATCTGACGAACCAATCGCGGCTTTGTTGGTATGCAAATACTAATCCATTTCCAATGACTCCGAGAGTGTAGTTAGATGCCCATGCTTCGTATGACCATGACCAGTGGTAATATGTTCGCCTTGTGCTATTACCCCACTGTCTTTTAAACCCTCTGTAGGTTCCGCCACTTGGACTAACTCCTCTTTGGATCGTTCTTGTTGTATAAGTTCCGTTGTATTGCGGTATTTTAAAATCACAGTAAGTCCATCCGCTGTTAGAACTACTCTGATGAGAGATTGTTATATGTCTATGACCGCCATAAGCAAAATAGTGTATACCACCAAGGTTTGCTCTTGTAGATAAATTATTTCTACGAGTGGATGATCCAAACGCACCGCTGCTTGATCCAGACTCCGGATGCCATTCTGCAGAACCGTTAGATACAGACCAACCTATACGTCGGTAGTTATAACCGCTTGTAAAACTTGTCGTACCACGGCCTGATCTCAGCCTAGCAGTTCTTTTGCTTGAACCATAAAAATCGTCGTAAGAGATTTGACCACTTGATGGTATAGTACCAATATATGGGTCTGAGTAATCTCTATAATAGCTGCTTATCGCATAACCTCTCTGGAATTCACCAGAGATTTGCGACATGCTTATAGCTCCGCTAGATTGTAGGGCCATTAATATATCCTCTTATTGAATATATTTATTAGTCTACTAAAAGTTGAATAATACCCTGTTCCCAGTTTTCAACTACCTCTACAGCATATGCTCTTGACTTGCCTGGCAATGCTCTTGACTCTACAACTTGACCATTTTCCATAAGATCAACAACATACATTGAGTCAGGACCGCCTGATCCTGAATCGTTGTCTCCACTTACAGGTGCCTTTCTAATATTTGCCATTCTCATTCTTCTATCTCCAAATCGCTTTCGCGAATTATGATCCCATGATATGTTTCTCCAACAACAGGATCTTCTGTTATTAAACTGTGCACTACTAAAATAGCAATGCCAACCCAAAATGTTATACCTAAAATAATAAGTACCTTGATTGACCAATAGTTTAGTTTATCAAGAAACTTATCTAAATAGTTTAACATCTATTTCTCCGCACTCGGATGTAACTCACCACGCCTAATAAGTTCGTTACGAACCTTTTGCTTAACCTTAGGTACTGTACTTGATCTTGTGTACATTTCTAATAGTTCTGCAAGCGGCATTGATTTTGCATACGAATGCTGTACTGTTGTTTTACCAGTATTTCTATCTTTAACCACCTGGCTTGGTTTTAATTTAATTGGCATTATCCAATTTCTCCATTGCTTGTACTATTCTATCAACTTCAGGATCATTAAGGTGTCCGTAGATACCTACATCCCCAGAGAAAGAATATTCGTTCATAAAATCTAAAGGCGGTTCAACAAAGTCCTGAGTATCTCTGTCCATAAAAGCAATCTCCCAGAGTCCTTTCGTACCGCCATAGGAACCAGTAAATTGAACTACTGACAATATATAATCATCATAGTCAAATTGCATCCTGACACCATCGTGCCAAGGTATTCTTTCAGGCCACTTAGCCATTTTTGCTCTCACTTGGGTAACCAACTTCCCATGAAACTACTGTATTTAAACGAAACGATCTCCATGCTTCTTTATCCATTGCCCAAGCTGCAAATGTTTCAGTGCTTAAATCAATATCTTTAATATTAGTGGAAACTTTATGTTCATCTAAAATTTCCTGATTAAGACTACATGGCATAATACGAATCTCGTCTGTATCAATCTTCTTAAACACTACTGTCACAACACCTTCTTTAAGTGCTTTCAGCAAATTACCTTTTTCTGCCATTTCCATATTATATATTCCTACTTGTAAATAATTTTGTCTATTATAACAAACTTTCTAAAGAATGTCAATAGTGGCGCCCTTGAAAGGAATCGAACCTCTAGTTGTCGGTTCGTAGCCGACTGTTTTATCCGTTAAACTACAAGGGCGCGCTTATCCGACCAACCATGCAAGTAACTGAAACTTTTGCATGAGTGGTCCAAATTCTTTTAATAATCCAACACAAAGAACAAAGAAAGAAACACCATTTAATAATATAAGTGCTCTATCTTCCCATAATAGTGATACCCATAACCAAAGCATAATACCTATAGTACCTGCTATTAGATCTATGTCTCTCCATTCAGGACCTGCGGCCCTTGCACAGATTGCCAACATAACCAACATTGATGCTGCCCATTTGACATACCAATCTAACTTCCTTTCACCTCTATCACTACGTATCATATTACTCTGTGATTACCGTTTCCGTCAAAATGTTAGCAGTTGGAAAGTCAACAACATAATCGTCAATTCTCATAACGTATGTCATGCCTTCTTCTGCATATTCACCAGCAGCCGCTTCAAGTGGTCGACCTACTACTTCTAATGTTCTTGAGTCATCCGTTGGATGTGTATATGTATATCTCTTTTTCATAATCCTTTTAAAACCTCCCAGGTTTGTTTGTAAGATTCAACAGGATACGTAGTTCCTGTCTTACTTAGTTCTATTGTCAAGGCAAGAGGATAATCATTGCCTCCATAAGTCATTTTATCTCCGAAGAAATGTATATGATCATATTCTTTTGATAACAAGTCGTAAGCTTTAGATTTGTTATTACCACGAGGAGCAATATCAATACTAATTTCACCACCGACTGAAGCATGTAGCTTCGGGTAATCACGATTAATCTCTTCACATATCAAATACCTTTCGTGGTATTTCTTATCCCATGCAAAATATTCTTTTCTTTGTTCTGCCGTACAGTTACGACCTACAACAGAAAAGTTAATCATACCAGTTCTTTCTTCTAAATGGCCATCTGTCTTTACAGGATATCGACTATTCGCAACCTTATCTTTAAGAAACTTTTTAAATTCGTATTCTGGTTTAAAGTCGTTCTTCTCAATTAATTGCGAACCAACCCAATATTCGTTACCGTTACATTGCCATACACCTTTACAAGACTCGTATAAAGAAAATCCTATTTGTTCGTATGTCTTCAACCTATCGGATCCAGTAACGAGGAATACATCGTTTGACTCTACGAATTCAACCATAAAGGATTTAAACTCAGGATCTATTTGATTACGAGATTCTGTTAGTGTTCCGTCTACATCAAATACAAATACTTCTTTCATATATATTCCGTTAAATTTAATAGAACGGCTGTTCCTGTAATTGCACTACCGATCATAATTGCTTTATCATTCCAACAGTGACCGACATATGTCCATGCAATAGAACTGAGAGCATATGCAACTTTACCTATAAAAATAAAACCTGCGCTTTGAGTAAAGACTCCGACAACCGCAAGTATCGTTGCTGCCCATTTAACATAACTATCAATAGTACCTGTAGGAGTGGCAGGACTGAGGTCTTCAACCTGTACCTGTAATTCTTCCATCTCCTGTCTTAATCTTGCTCGTTCAGCCGTAAGCTCCATCGCAAGTCGACCAGTTCTTGTCATTGTACTATCTTTGAACTGTTCTTTGATCTCAGACTTTATTTCTTTCGTTAAATCTTTTTGTACCATTCTATATTCCGCGAGCTGCAATTTCCTTCTCAACAAACTCTTTTACTTTTTCTATTTTATACCACAGGCCACTATACATTGTTGTTCTGCCGTCACCATAATCAACGATAAACCTTTTATATCCATAAGGTCGTTCAGAGAATATTCTAATATCTCCGTATGATTCTTCTAATAATCTCAACTTAAAAAATCCTTGAGTTGAGGTCTTTCGAGATTTTCCCTTTCATCGAGTGGCTTAAACATATAATCTGAATAGGCCAAATACATTCGAGTAAATAATGGATCTTCTTGAATGATTGCCTGAAGCCGTCCTGCTTCATCCCTGCCTTTTGTCCACGCTCGATGATCGTCTGAATACTGATAGAACCAATCATGCTTTTCTAACAATTTAAAAAATTCTGATGCGTCCATTGTTATTCCTTAATTATTCGTTTGTACTTTTCGTAACCACGTGCTGCCGCTTTCTTACGGTCCACAAACGTGGCTGGTTTATTGAACTTATTACAGTTCTTCGCGACTGGATTTCTCTGTTTCCTTTTTTCCATGTTTCCTAAACCTTTTGTTATACTGCTTCTTAATCTTTTTTACAACACCTGCACTGTTCAAATATACGTACCACTTACGAGCAGGAGTTAAAGCATCTTCTTCTGCTCCACCTTTTAAAGGTATTCTTTCTTTCTTCTTAGTCATTAGCTATTTATACCTATTTTGTATTTGGCACGCCCACCAGGAATCGAACCTGGAACCTACAGCTTAGAAGGCTGTTGCTCTA